ATATAATAAATCAGCAGGACATAGAAAGTTTAACTTTCAATATGCAGCATTCTCTATGGACTGTTCAGATTATTTTCCTACAGCAGTAGATCCAGATTCACATACATACTTAGGCAACAACGCTGTTCGTTGTTTAAAGAAGTTATCGTCTGGATATAGTCATGATGAGTTCATGAATATATTAAGAGAACGTACAGGCGGAAGACCAAAAGATCTTGAAGATGTTATGTGTGACTTCGTAAGGTTTGGTCAGAATTATGTACCAAGAGGTAATGGTACATTTGACCATATTCCTAGTACTATAACTAATAACAGCGGATGGGTATCTGGTTGGAAGCAAAGACAAGGTACACCACCGGATACTAATACACTACCAATATAATGCCACATAATAATCACGTAGAAGATGGTTTCAATATCGATGTCGGTATGATGCAACCTGAAGAAGCAAAAGAATATTACTTAGATCTTGCACAGTTCTGGACTGATCCTAATCCAGCTCCACGTATTGTTGAGCATGAAGGTATTCGAGTTGTAAGAGATGATGACTTAGTTGGATCTAAAGTTCGTGGTGGAGATTGTCTTATTAGTTCTCTTCCAAAGCATATTGACACAATAGTTTATGTGCAACCAAGGACTGGTTTAGCTGGTGTAAGTATATTAGATGTAGCAAAGAGACATAATAAAGCAGTAAGATTATTCATGCCATCATCTAAAAAGATTTCACATCATCAAGCATGTTGTATAGAACAAGGAGCAGAAGCATCCTTCCATCGTATTGCAGCTATGCCTAATCTAAATAAGATAGCAAAGGAATGGGCTGATCAGAAAGAAAATGCATTCTTTGTACCATTAGGATTAAAACATAGAATGGTTACAGCAGGAATGGTTAAAGTTGCATCACAAATAAAAGAACCTGATGTAGTTTATGTTGCTACCTCAACAGGTGTATTAACACGTTCATTACAGATTGCTTGGCCAAATGCAGAGTTTGTCTCTGTTGCTGTAAGTAGAAACATGAAGGCTGGTGAATTAGGTAGAGCAAGAGTTATATCTGAGAAAAAAGCTTTCACGGCTCATGAGAGTAAAGAGAACTTACCACCATTTCCAAACATAGATACTTACGATGGTAAGGTATGGAAATATATTCCTAAACATTCTGATAAAGATATATTATTTTGGAATGTAGGTAAAGAACCAGAATTACAAGATGATACATTATATGAAACAACTGATAGCTATAGAAAATGGGATAAAGATTTATGATTACAGGAACATTTAATAAGATACCACGTAAGAAGAACAGCCATGGATATGGTTGGGCACGTACATGGGCAGAGAACTTAAAGGTAGGTATTAACCATGATGCTGATCCAGTTGAGATATTATACTTAGACCATGGTGTAAACTTTGGTGGTGGTCTTAATCTATTCGGTGGATTTGATGAGAAGCTTAAACAAAGAGTAGATAATTTTTTAGCAGCTGATAAGGTTTATTCGCTTGATATAGATATGCCAGAATATGGTAACATGTTAGCCAAGAGAAAAGATGTAGAGGATAAAGCGTGGTGTGCTCGTGTTCAACAGAAATGCGACAATGCACAAACATTACTATCCACTGATCTTGATACACAATGGCTGACAATAGGTGATTCTCATACAGCAGCGTTTGCCCCACCAGGAAGTATGGTGATTAAGACTAATGGTCTTACGCTAAACGGCCAAATAAAATCTAACTTTCAATATGTAACAGATCATATAGCTAAGTGCAATAACCTACAAGGTATCACATTAAGCTTTGGTAATATAGATGTGAGACATCACTTATGCAGATTACATATTGATCCAAGAGATATGTGGATAGATCTAAAAAGGTTTGGTGATAGCTTGCCAATTCCAGTAGAATATTCTGTTCCATGGCCTATAGAGTTTGAAGGCAGAAGATTACCAAAGACTGGTTACTATAAAGGTCAACCATTTTGGGGATCATACTATGAAAGATCACAAATGCTTGAAAGAATCTTTGAGACTATGGATATGATTAGTATGAATAGAATCATGTATCCAATGGAATGGTTAAAGATGAATCCAGAAGAATTTGCTAAAACCAAAATGGAAGGTACAAGCTCAGTACACATATCACCAGAAGTATATAGACGAAAAGATTTCGGTCAGCAGTATGTACTTCCGATATAACTGTGATATAATATACATATCAATTAACTATTAGAGGAGAACTATTATCGGTATAATGGACAAATTACAGAAGAACTCACGTATCAAAGAGTCTTCGCAACTTGACAAAAGCAAGTTGTTTTCTGATAAGGACATGGTTCCAACACCTGTCCCAATGATTAACGTTGCACTATCAGGTGACCCAGACGGTGGTCTGAGTTCAGGTTTAACAGTATTGGCAGGACCATCGAAGCATTTTAAGACTTCTTTTGCCTTGTTAATGGCAGCAGCTTACTTAGATAAGTATGACGATGCTGTTTTGTTATTCTATGATTCAGAGTTTGGTAGCCCGCAACAATACTTTAAGTCGTTTGGTATAGACACTTCGAGAGTTCTACATAGCCCCATTACTAATGTAGAAGAACTGAAGTTTGATCTAATATCCCAGTTAGAGAATATCGAACGCAAAGATAGAGTCATTATTATAATTGATTCTATCGGTAACCTAGCTTCTAAAAAGGAGCTGGAAGATGCTATGAATGAAAAGTCAGTAGCAGATATGTCGAGAGCGAAAGCCCTCAAAGGTCTATTTAGGATGACAACACCCTATCTAACAATGCGCGACATACCGTTGTTAGCAGTCAACCATACATATCAAGAAATCGGCTTATTCCCTAAAGCAGTCGTTTCCGGTGGTACAGGTATATACTACTCCTCAGATAATATCTGGATCATCGGACGTCAGCAAGAGAAGAAGGGAACAGAAATTTTAGGATATAACTTTGTAATCAATGTAGAAAAGTCAAGGTTTGTCCGTGAGAAGTCTAAGATTCCTATTGCAGTTACATGGGAAGGTGGTATTGAAACCTACTCAGGTCTATTAGATGTTGCATTAGAAGGTGGATATGTTGCTAAGCCTACAATTGGTTGGTACTCAAAGGTTGATAAAACCACTGGTGAGATAGAAGATAAAAAGGTTCGTGTTGCTGAAACACTTAAGGAATCTTTCTGGACACCTATCTTTGCTAACACAGACTTTAAACAATATCTTAAAGATAAATATGAAGTAGGTCATGCCGAAATGATTAAATCAAACCCTGAAGATTTGGATATTTAATGCAGATAGAAACATTAATCTTACGTAACCTAATGTTAAATGAGGATTACACCAGAACGGTGATTCCTCATTTGAAAACTATATACTTTGAGAATCCATATAGAGATGTCTTTAATGAGATTGTTGGCTTCGTGAATAAGTTTAATAAGTTACCAAGTGCTGATGCGTTGAGTATAGAACTAAGGAATAATCCTAAGATAGGATCTGATTCATTAGCTCTTATACCTGAGATCAGTAAACCAGATACAGAACAAACCCAAGAGTGGTTAGTTGAGAAGACTGAGAAGTGGTGTCAAGACAGAGCAATCTACTTGGCAATCATGGATTCAATTAATATTATTGAAGGTAAGCATGAGACATATGACAAGAATGCATTGCCTACAATACTCAGTGAAGCCTTAGGTGTAAACTTTGATATGAGAGTTGGTCACGATTATGTTGATGACTCTGATGGTCGTTATGATTTCTATCATAGGCAAGAAGAACACTTACCATTTGACTTAGAAAAGTTTAACGCAATCACTAAAGGTGGTCTTGTGAAGAAGTCACTTAATGTTGCTTTGGCTGGTACAGGTGTTGGTAAGTCATTGTTTATGTGTCATGTTGCCGCTGGTGCTTTAACACAGATGAAAAATGTGTTATATATAACTATGGAGATGGCAGAAGAAAGAATAGCTGAACGTATTGATGCTAACCTTATGAATGTGCCTATTGACCAGTTAGAGAATCTATCAAAAGATATGTTCGATAAGAAGATGCATAAGCTTACAGACAAAGGTGTAGGTAAACTTATTGTAAAGGAATATCCTACAGGTGCAGCAAGTGCTATCCACTTTAGGGCATTACTTAAAGAATTAAAGATCAAACGTGATTTCACACCTGATCTTATTTGTATAGACTATTTAAATATATGTTCAAGTGCACGTATGAAATCTATGGGTGGATCGATCAACTCATATATTATGGTCAAAGCAATTGCAGAAGAATTGCGTGGTTTGGCAGTAGAGTATAACTTACCTATTGTTACAGCCACACAAACTACACGGTCAGGTTTTGCATCGTCTGATGTAGGACTAGAAGATACAAGTGAATCATTTGGTTTACCAGCTACGGCAGACTTAATGTTTGCACTTATATCTACCGAAGAGCTTGAAGCTATGAATCAAATCATGGTAAAACAATTAAAGAATAGGTATAATGATCCTACTGGTAGTAACAAGAAGTTTGTACTTGGCATTGACAGGGCTAAGATGAGACTGTATGATGTAGAGGATACGGCCCAAACTCTGAATGTAAGAGATGAGCCGGTTAAAGTTTCACCTAGATATGACACAATAGGGGAGGGATTTACAATTGAGTAGATTACACGGTAAGTCATGGGGAAATAGATATACCCATTTAGCAAAAGAAATATCTACATGGTCCAAGGACCCGAGCACTAAAGTTGGTGCTGTAGTGATTGGAAACAATGGTGAAGTATTATCACAAGGTTATAATGGCTTTCCAAGAGGTATTAAAGATACATCGGCTAGATTAAAAAATCGTGAAAGAAAGTACAATTTAGTTGTACATGCCGAGATGAATGCTATATATAATGCTAGTCTTAATGGAGTATCTTTAAATAATGCGACATTATACGTATATGGTTTACCTATTTGTAATGAATGTGCCAAAGGTATTATTCAAGTTGGTATTAGAAGAGTAATTGCAACTAGACCAGCAGATTACAATAAAGAATGGGACGAATCAATAAAGGATGCCAAAGCTTTATTTAAAGAAGCTGAGGTCGAATATTTAATTGACGTGGAGAAAGAATGAGTAAAACGATGATACCATTTGTAAAGGTTAGAAGAGATGCAAATAAAAATAAGATCTCGAAGAAACATATGAGTCATGGAACATTCAGATGTAAACGTCATCCAAACAGTAAGAGGTGTAACAATGCTTAAAGCGTTATTTAATCAAGGCTATTCGAAAAAGTTCATGGACCGAATAGAATTTAGAAGAAAGGAATACTACGAGAAACGTAGAATTCAAACGATCCGTGAAAATGCTATGAAGATGGCACACAATTGGTCACATGAATATCCTACTGGTACACCATTAGAATATATTCGTGATGATATTATAGAATGTTGGGAAAGGAATTCAAAGGTTGGTATATATGCTAACTTAGATAAGAAACAAAATATCCCATATAAAATTGAAGGAAAACATGAAAAATAAATTATTATTACTAGTTGCATTATTTGCTATGCCTGCTCTTGCAGACAGACCAAATATAAAAGATCATTATCGTGAAGTCATTTATCTAGAACCATATACGGTTGAAGTATGTAGTGAACAACAAGTAACTACAGGCTCTCAGGCAGACATTGCAAATGCTGCATTTTGGGGAGCAATTTTTGGTGCAGTTGTTGGTGATGTAATTGATGAAGATAACGGTAAAGTACCAGGAGCAGTTATTGGTGGAATGCTTGGAGCTAAAGATGCTGAAGGTAAGATGACTAAAACATTAGCTACGGTATGTAAGACTGAGACACGTAAGAAGTCTACATCAGTTAATGAATACTCTCATTCAACCATTACATTTGAATATGATGGTATTATGTATGAACTTGATTTTATTAAGAGGCAATAATGTTTAAAACAGGTGATTTAGTAGAAAAAGTAGGTGGTGACTATACGTTTGTAGGTCACGTAGTTGCAGTATTTGAAAAGCTTAGTGGTGCAGTACGATTAGTTGTTGAAGACGATCGTGGTGTACTACATGTCTACAGTGAAAAAATATTAAGGCATGTAGATGAAAACTAAAGAAGTACCATTCAAGAAATGGACTTTCGTAGATAAAAATGATTTAGATAATGAACATTGGTATGTACGATTAGAAGGTGGAACATTCCATGATGTTATATATCGTTACATGGATGTTAAATTAAATGAGACAACACAGTCGATAAACTTTGATTATGAGATAGTAGACTATCCATTTGAAGATCCTCATGGGGATACAAAGTTTAATGAGGCTGCTGGCGATATTCTCAAAAGTATATTAGATGATGCAATGGCAAAGCAGGACTATGTACTAGGTAAAAAGTAATGAACGTAAAAGAAACTCTGACTATATTGTCAGAAGAGTGTGCTGAAGTAGTTCAAGCAAGCTCAAAATTAATTAGATTTGGCCCATATGATGAAGACAATATAGCTGAATTAGAAAAAGAACTTGGTGATGTGATGGCTATGATGATGATTTTAGATTATTATGGTTATATCTCTCTAGATAATGTATCACATAATATTGAACCTAAGCTCAAAAAGCTTAAGAAGTACAGCAAAATTAAGAATTTAAATAAGATAATCAAGAATTTATAATTGTTATAAATACCTTTATATCTA